CAAGGGATAGGATGAGTACCAAGGATAGGTTGCACAACCAAGTGTATTGGATATTCTCCATCGATGGGATTGAGTCTGACATTTACAAGGCGGTGTCTAAGAAGAAGAACTATACGGTCAGACACTTTAAACGAGAATTCTTAAATTTGTAATATGAAGGTTAGGCTAGATGATAAAGAAGTTTCTTTATGTAAATACATAGGAACTCTTAGGTCTTCAATTGCTAGATCTAATGGTGTGGTAGATGCAAAGATTGGAAACCAAGATGGAGTAGAGGCAGATGTACAAGGGTTCAAAGCAGAGTATGCTTTTGCAAAAGCAAACAATCTATTTCCTGATTTTGGATTAAGCCCTAGGAGTGGCAGCTACGATGGTATTACACGAAATAATAATAGGTATGACATCAAATCTACAAGCCATAAAAAAGGGAATCTTTTAAGCACGTTAAAAATAAATAAAGATGTAGACATATATATATTAGCTGTTGTAGATAATAACATTGTTGATTTTATAGGATGGGCATCAAAAGAAACATTAATAAAAGATGAGAACATAAAAGACTTAGGACATGGCAAGGGATACTTTTTAAGTAGACATAAATTAAACAAGCTATGACGGAGCAGCAGATACAAAGCAAACGTATTAAAGAGTTAGAGGATCAAGGATACTATGTAATCAAATTGGTACGCACTAATAAGAATGGGATACCAGACATCATTGCGATACCACCAAACACCGGAGTTCTTTTTAGCGAAGTAAAGACACCCAATGGAAAGGTATCAAAACTTCAAGAGTATAGAATTAAAGAGTTAGAAAAACATGGGTGCAGAACAGAAATATACAGAGGTGAATAGTTATGAGGTGGATCAAAACTTTATTGATAAACTTAAAGAAGTTCCTCTATCAGTATCTCTTAGTGTGGCTAGACTTATTGACGAGTGCTTCCCAAACATTCCCTACAATGATATGGATAGTCAGATACATGGGGGCGTTGTTCATAATAAGAAGGAGGCAATCTTCTTTAGCATTGAGATATATAATAGCGAGGAGGAATCGCCATATCTAATGGACTTCAACCTTATCGCCTCTGATGATTACCTAGACTTAATACTTGAAAATAAATATTTAAAATCAAATGACAGAACTAATTAAAGAAATAATTCAAAGAGACAAACTTGATTCACCAGAACGACACGCAACTTTAAACAATAAGCGTATGTATCTATATACATTTATGCGTAAACAAGGAATGTCATATCACAATATAGCTAAAGAGTTTAATCGTACTCATGCTACCGTTATCAATGGTCTCAATAGATATAAAGACTTGATAAAATCTAATGATGCTATGATAAAGGTTGATACAGAAGAGTACGAGCAAATATTTGCAAGCATCCCTGCACCCAAGCCAGTGTACAATTTAGCAAAAGATGTACGAAAAGCAACTACTATTCATGATCTAGATATCATCAAGAGAAGGTTGAAAAATAATATGTACGATATTGATTTACATTAAATTAATTTATTATATTACCAGCAAATGATAAGTAGAGTAGAAAGTATAAATAAAATCCTTTCGTATAAGACTTGGACTGATAAAAAAAAGATAGACTCTTTACTAGAAATGGATTGTAGTATGTATGCATCGTTAGGCACAGACTCAACCAAGAAGGAAAAGGAAGAGGTAAGAAAGCACAGTCGTAACATATACAAAGCCATCAAACAAATCGATCCCACTCTAGGGACTACTTTAATATCTGTAATGGATAAAGACAACTAATGTGACATCACCATCCTCAGACGGAATCAATATCATCTTCATTAATTATTTGATGAAGCAGATCAACGACTGTTCTGATGGGATATATGAAGAGCTTGTAGATGCAAACTACAAGGAGGTTGAGGTTCAGATTTCTAAGTTGAAAAATATCCTAGAAGAATTAAACCAATCGATACAAGATGACCTGGAGACCACGACTTAAAAAAGATGAACAAGAATTAATCAGGAAGTATAGAGGAATAAAACGAGCATCCAAAGAAGCCGGAGTAAATGTTGAAGACGTTAAACATGGGTGGCTTAAAACCAAGGAGGCAAGTCTATTCTTTAACAACCCTTCATTCAAGGACGATAGATTCCAACAGTTACAAAGACTGAAGGACTCACTGCTAGAAGACATAAAGCAATACTCCCCCTCCTTCCCTAAGATTTTACGATCTCCATCCAAAGATGGACACCTATTGGTGGTAGACCCTGCTGATATTCATATCGGTAAGCTCGCAGATTCTTTTGAGACAGGCGAGTCTTATAACAATCAGATTGCAGTGAAGAGAGTTAAGGATGGCGTGCAAGGAATACTTGACAAGGCCACAGGTTTTAACATCGACCAGATACTTTTCATTGGAGGTAATGACATCCTACATATCGACCAACCAGGTGCTACGTCAAAGGGGACGAGGCAGGACGTTGATGGCATGTGGTATAGTAACTTCTTGATAGCCAAGAACTTATATGTAGATGTGCTTGAGATTCTTCTTGCTATAGCCCCGGTGCATTTTACTTTTAATCCTAGTAACCACGATATGATGTCAGGGTTTTTCTTATCCGATGTGATAAAGACTTGGTTCAAGAACTGTGATGATATCACATTCGATTGTAGTATGGCTCATCGTAAATCCTACACCTACGGTAAGAACCTCATCGGTACTACCCATGGCGATGGTGCAAAGACTCAGGACTTACCACTACTGATGGCTACTGAGTTCCCTCTTGAGTGGGCAAAGACCAAACACAGATATGTTTACACCCATCATGTGCATCATAAATTTTCTAAAGATATGGCGGGATGTACTATAGAGTCGCTCCGATCCCCATCAGCGACAGACTCATGGCATCACAAGAAAGGATATCAGCACGCCCCACAGGCTTGCGAAGGCTTCCTTCATAGCAAACTCCATGGGCAAGTCGCAAGACTCACCCACTTGTTCTAGTTGCTAGACATTCCTGAAGAAACTCCTGATGACATTCCTGAAGAAACTCCTGATGACATTCCTGAACCTTTCTTCTTGTCATCTTTCTTACCTTCTATAGTGTAATCAGAATAGTTTAGAATCCTTCTTATCTTTTCAGGCGTATCCATTTTTTCGGTAAACAATTTGGTATAGTTGTCATAGTATCTCATACCTTGTCTGGCTGGTATACCTGCTCCTTCTAAAATAGTACCATAGAAATCATATCTAGCATCATCAATCTTAGTAGGGTCTGGTTTTTTAGCATCTATTTTTTGTTGCCACTTTGACCACTTTCGTAAAACAGATGATGCCCATTGCATTATAGATAAAGTTTCTGGCGTTCCCCCCCAAGGCTTTTCTAATAGAACATCTTTAGTCATAGTAAATAAATCTCCTACTATAAATAATGCATTTAAGTTTCCTAACAACATTGCTCCCGCCATGTCTGCTTTATCCTCATCATCCATATCTACCGGGAATCCTAAAGCTGCCCATTGAAACAATGCAGGCATCATTACATGATACATTGCTAACTGTCTTAGGTTTTGACCCACTGTTCCTTTGCCTGTTTCTTTAAAAGATTTTATATTTTCTTTTAAACTTTTCTTTTTGTCAAGAGACTTAATTTTTCTACCCAAATTTCTAAAGGCATCAATTTCTTTCCTCAAGTATTGCTTAGGTGTAGTCATGAACATATTGAATGACCTCATCAATGGATCATCAGTCTGATAATAGTCTCGGTCTTGTATGTCACTAGACTGCTGTGTCTTCTTGGTGTCACGCTCAAACTTTCTAATAGCATAATCAATAACCTCTTGCTCAGTAGCCTTTGGATTTTGCTTTTTGTATTGAGCTTTGTAGTATCTGTAGTTTGGAAGACCTCCCAACATAATCGCTGCCTTATCACCACTCTTGGTAAGCATCATTGCTATCCTCTGAGCTTCAGCTCCAAAACTTTTATCTATAATAGAATTTGAATGATCCTCGTAATGAGCAATAGCATTTCTAATATTTAAACCTTTGGCTCTGTCTTGTAAGTACACAGAGTTTTTTATAACCTCATTGTAGTCCTCCATTATTGCACTACGTCTTTGAGACAATGTACTACCTAGCTTAGAATACTTAATCCAATTTGCAATGCCAATGTCATTAGCATATGTTGGTATAGATGTAAGCTGTTTTATAAATACCACCGGGTTAAATGCAAGTTTAGATATTATAAATGCATTCATACTTTTATTTATGAAGCTAGCCATCTTAAACTTTTGCTGTCCTTTAGCCGACACCTTTTTGATCATAGAATCAATTAGGTTATTGATGTCATCACCATAAATGTTTTTTAAGTATTTTCTAACATCCTTATTAGTAAACATTTTATCAATGTCCCTTACTGTTTCAGCATGGGCGGCAAAGTATTCCATGTCCTGAATATAACTTGTCAAAGCGTTGTTGATATTCATTGCTTGGATAGGCAAATTATTTACTTTTCTTTCTAATGTTGAAGCTGCACCCACAGAGGTTTGGAATATTGAAGAGTTTGCCAACATATCTAATGGCTCTTGCTCAAATCCTTCTCTATATATTCTACCTGCATAGAATTGATTCCATGGCATATCAGTTCTATATATCTTTTTGTATGCATCATTGTAGTATTCATAAACTGATGGAAAGAATTCATCAACCTGCCAATCTGCCCACTCTTTTAATTGAGGATCTAACTGTGATATGAGCTTACTCATTTCTTGCTCATAGTTTTCTCCGAACATTGCTTTGAACGAACCTGCATTAGCTGGGTCTTTATACTGATTGTATAGGTATGCCAATTGGTTTTGAGAAATTGTTTGGACTTCATCTTTTGTCTCTAGAGTTATGCCATTTGTTTTAGTGTCGTTTAACTGTACAGCTCTCTTTCTCCACTTTCTTCCAAATATTTCTTCCATCTTATTTTCGATGACATCTTCTTGTATCATCATTCTACCTTTGTATACTCTAGTAGATTCATCTACCCTATCAGTAATCATCTCTTGAATACGACCACCTGCTAACTCCCCTGGCATAATAGATATCTTGTTCATTAAACCAGATAAATCTTCTGCCTTATTTAATCCTCTTACTAAAGAGTCGTACATATTCGTAAGAACATTTCTAAACTTCCCTCTGTTTTTGGCTTTCTCAGCCTTGCTTATCCTAGAAGATTCTTTTAATCTAGCATTTATTTTATCTCTTACATCAGGGTCAGACATATCTATCTTCTCTCCTGTAATCTCTTCCCAAAGCATAGTGAATTGCTCTTGGTATTTTTGATGCGCTTCTTGAAGTTCTACTTTAAATTTAGAGCGACCCTCTTCAATTAATTCTTGCAGTGACTCTTGTGCTGTTACCAATGGTGCAATAATATTAGGACTGATTCTTTCCTTTGTTCCTAACTGTGCCTTCATCAGATTGGCACTGTTGATATTGATTGCTATCTGAAGATCGGTTAGCTTGTTTATATTCTCCGAACTTAATTCAGGTTGACGCATAATTTCATTAAGCTCTCTACGAAGTCTTTCATTTTTATCCATGATTTCTTCAGCAGTATACTTAACTACCTTACCATCAACCTTTTTATCCTTAACAATATTGTTGTTGATGGCTTCTAGTCTAGCCGCTTCATCATATCCAAACTTACCCTTACGTCTTCCAGCCTCACTCTTAGTAACCTTCGTACCTAATAGCTTGTCTATCTGAGCCTCTAGTATTTGTACGTTCTTTTTAACAATAAAACTTTCTATCT